ATAAAGGAGAAATTTTCAATTCATCATCAATCATCAGTGTAGGCAAAGAGGAGGATGGCGATCATGCTCATGCCAATGGCAACCCAACGCAGTCCCTTAATAGATTCCTTGAACACCATGACTCCCGAGAATGTCACGAGGACATTGGATGTCAGGTTCCAAATGAGGTTGGAGACGCTCATGTTCTCCAATCGCGTAGCCTTGATGAACAGGTAGGGCTGGACGGAGTAGACGAGAGTGGCGATAGTGAGGCCAAGTCCGTAGGAGATGGACCCCAGACTCACAAACTTTGCCGTGAACATCATTAGTACGTCAACGACTGCCATCACGAGGCCAAACACAATCGGAAGAATGGAAAAGCTTCCATACTTCCAGTTCGTCTTAGAAATAAAGACATCAAGGGCGTCCTTGCTCATTATTCAAACAGAATACATTTACTTGCCGACGAGTCCGTGTACCGCCTTGTGGGTGTAGCACCATACCAGCGAGAAAACAACAGCGTGGGTGACGGCGACCGTGGTCCGCGAGCCGCCAGGGGGCAGCGACACTAGGACACCAGGCGTCAGGAGGTAGAAGAGAACAGCCGCATACACCAACGATGCCCACATTGTTTGTTTGTTTGTTCTATACTGCGGGAAAAAAGTGTTTTAACAAGGGGTGGTAGGAAGTATAAATGAGCTCCGATCGCAAGAAGGTTGAGCTCCCAAAGACGGACGAGGACGGTGTGGTGGACTACCTCGATGAGGACCCCGAGCTCCCCAACCAGCGCTACTGCATTGTGTCGTTCATCTCGCCCGAGAAGGTGATTGAGCGCAAGCAGGACTTCTTTTTTAAGCATTTCATGCAGTGGACCGACTATGATTTCAAGGTGAAGGGCCTGGAGCATTTGGCCGACTACATTTCCAAGAAGTATTCCATCAAGATCGATGATATCATGAAGGACATTCACGATTTTGAGAAGACGCATCGCGAGGACATCAAGAAGTCGGATATCCCCGAGCAGTACCAGGTCTTCCTTCTCAAGCATGAGAAGGAGGTCCAGGAGGCGTTCGATAAGGCCAACAGTTTCCAGTGCAATATCCGCGGAGTCAAGGTCCGTCGTGCGTTTCCATCATACGAGGAGGCGCAGCTGTGGTGCAAGGTCCTGCAGCGGAAGTACCCGAAGGACAACCTCATGATTGGCCGTATGGGCTGCTGGCTGCCGTGGGAGCCGTCCGAGCATCTCATGGAGAATGTGGAGTACGCAAACTCGCAGCTCAACGAGATCATGCGCAAGTACAAGGAGAACGAGGCCAACCGCGAACTGTTCTTTGCGGAGGAGCGTGAGTTGTCGATTAAGGCGCAGAAGGAGGAGAATGCTAAGCGCCGCGCAGAGCAGAATCAGCTGCAGGATCTCGCGAAGCCCGTTCACCCCGCGGAGGGAGCCATGCGAGAGTAAACGAGTATGCGGAGCCATGCGAGAGTAAAACATTAGGTGCCGCCCTTCTTCACCCAGACGGAGGGTCCCTTGCGATTATTCAGGGCATCGGGATTGTACTCGTTGGCCGCTAACATTGTGGACATGAATGGTCTGTTATCCACCCAGAGAGAATCAGCACACATGTGGAACTGGGGGTGATCACTGGCCTTGTACCAGAATACTTGGTCTTCCAACTTGTTGGAGGAGGAGGAATTGCAGATCACGAGGCATTCATAATTTTCGGTGCACTGGTCCATGAACTGGCAAAACATCTCAAAGGTAGGAAACATACCTGCGTAATTCTCGTAGATACGACGGCGGTTACCGAGAATGTTCTCACGAAGAATGAATACAAAATCTACGTTGGTGCGGAGATTAGGAGTAATACCAAGGGGGTACTGCATAGTGATCATTGTGGATAGATCGACGTGTCGGCCGTTCATGAACACGTAGCGGGTAGATTCTTCTTTGATCCACGTGGCGTCGTATAAACAATCATCGAGAATCAAGAACGCACGGGGGTCAATCGTTGACCCGTTCGTTTGGTTACGTTGCTGTTTAAGTGCTAATTGACGACGAATAACGTTCATGATAATTTCAGGTTTGTACTTGTCATGAATGAGTTTGGATGGAACCATATCTTGGAAGAAGCGGTTGGCCACCTCTGTTCCTGAAATCACGGTTCCAATAGGAAATGCATCCTGGTTGTGAAAGAGAATATCACGCACCAAGAACGATTTTCCCGTATCTTTCTTCCCGATAATGACGATCATAGGTGATTTTCTAGAATCCATCGCACATCGTTCTTTAATCACTTCCATGTTGAACTTTTTGATATTAAAGTTCATACGTACCAGTATTAGTATTTTCACACGAATAAATAATGGCCAAAACTACACACGCATACACAGTTCACGCCATCAAGTTAACAACAGGAGATGCTGCGCGGGTGACAGGAAACATTGCGATCTTTTCGGTGTTCTATACTGTTGCTGGTGCGTTACTGTCCTATGTTCTCTACTACCTGTTTGATGTGTACAACGATAAAAACAAAGAGTGGGAACAGAAGGGACTGTCGTACCAGGTGTTTGATGTATCGTTGGAAATAGCTATCATCGGTATTGTGGCGTTCTGGTTAGTGTATTCGATAAACGTATCCGCTCCCATCATCCCTGTTCGCAGGGGGTTAGAGAATTTTGTGGATTCATACACTGCAGGCCTTTTCTTCATGTTCGCTATGTTCATTTTCCTCGGGGATCTCACCAACAAACTCAAATACATTTTTGATACCTTTTTGGGGGAATACTTTGATTTCCTGTTCCCCGCCGAGGGGTCTATTTTGGACGGAACGCTGCGGTATAGCAAGGAGCAAAAAGAGAGGATGTAAACATAATCGGTTGAAATGCCTAAACCTCTATCGGATCTACGGACAACCAATAGTCCATTGGATGTCCATAAGTATTCGAATATCCAAGGACTGCAGGAACAGGCACAGAAACACTGGGGTCTTCGTCGCCTCCAGCCGTTCTTTCCTTCGATCGAGAAGTTGTTTAAGTTGGATGTTCGTCTGCCTCACCATTACGGAATCAAGACGGCAGTACCTATTCAAACAATCACGGGCGAATCTTCCGTCTATGCGGGTGGTTCGGAAACTCCCGTTCACTTGAAGAAGACGATGCTGTATTCTGCTTACCGTGTGATGCACGGAGAGTATGCGGGAACAGGTCTTCCAAATGTCGGCGAGGTGGCGACTGAACCTCTGCGTATCCAGTCTCCGTATAATGCAGGATACGTTGGTTCACTTGCCTCGCTTGTTCTGTCAGAGTCAGTATGTGCACATTTTCCTCGTGTCTACGGAGTCTTTTCGGGAGTTGCTGAGCGGCATGTCCTGGATATTTCCGATGATTATGAGGATTTGTGTGATCGTCCGTGGTTCTCACAGAACATTGGCCACTTCTTTGAGCTGCGTCTACGCAAGCCCGAAGTCCCTGTACTCCAATTTGCTGACTGTCCTTCCGAAGACATTGATCTAGGAGCCACCGAACTTGAACCTATTCCTACACCTTCGTCTACTGTTCCCATTATCCCTTCAAATTATGATGCCGATGACGAGGGACAGGGACATGAACACGATCATGAAGACTCTGGAGACTTGGAAAGCACAGATGATTGTTCGACAGACTACATTTTCAACGTTCGATCATGTTCAGAAAGCGATAGTGATAGTGAATCTGATGACGATAATGACGATGAGGATGGGGAGAGCGCAGACGGGTTTTCTGAGCCAGAAGAGGATGAGGCGTTTGCACATGCCATCTTCAAGGATGCTCCCATCCAAGTGACAGTGATGGAGAAGTGCGAGGGAACAATGTACAAACTGTTCAAGGAAAACCCCGAACTGCATAAGCGGTGTGCATGGATGGCCCAGGTGATTTTTGCACTAACGTTTGCCCAGCGCACGTTTGGATTCGTTCATAACGATCTTCATATCATGAATGTCATGTATGTTCCTACAGACAAAGAGTATTTCTACTACGGTGTTGGGGGAAAGACGTATCGTGTTCCCACCTATGGAAAACTCATTAAGATTATTGATTTTGATCGTGCGACCTTTTCCGTGAAGTTGCCGAAAATGAAGGAGTCGAAGTTCTTTATGTCTGACCAGTTTCATCAAGAAGAGGAGGCTGGGGGGCAGTACAATATTGCACCGTTCTACAACTCCAAGTATCCTGAAGTCAAGCCCAACCCCTCATTTGATTTGGTGCGTCTAGCGACCTCAATGTTCTTTGACTGTTTTCCTCACGGACCGTCGGAGGAGTACAAGGGTAATCCGCTCTACACGATGCTGATGTCGTGGCTGACTCTTCCTGATGGCCGCTCGATTCTGTTCAAGAATGCAGTAGAGGGCGATGTGTCGGAACGGTATCGTGGGTTCCAGTTGTACAAGGCCATTGCTCGGTATTGTCGGGACACGGCGGTTCCTCGGAAACAGATAGAGAAATTTGGTACTCCCTATCTCTTTGAGGGTAAGCCGCCCGCAGGCGAATCAACTTTGTTTATTGAACCTTAATCCTTTTTCTCCTTCTTGTCCTTATCGTTCTCGTCAGTATCCACCTTCTTCGTCTTCTTCTTAGTCTCCATTCCCTCGCGGCCTAGGTAAGACTCGACAGTGCGGCGAGTGAAGCAGAGGACAAGGGCAAAGAGGGCGGCGTGGACCGCGGTAACAACCGTCTTGGATCCGCCAGGGGGTAGACGGACGAGAACACCAGGCACAAAGGCGTAGAACAGGACGGC